GGTACGGCCGCTGGGACTATCACCTCAGAATTTCAGCAATTAGCAACATACAAACCGCGACACCTAACTCAGTCGCCACCCTTGAAGACGACCTCGAGGCCCTCATCGCCTGGGCCGGTCCCCTCGCCGTGGACCTCAACATCGGCCCCGCCCGTTTCGGAGACGCCACCGTCTACGCCGTCGGCCTCTCCCTCATTGTCCCCGTCACTATCCCCCCTCTCTAAGGAGAAACCATGCCAGCACCTACGCTTATCTCAGAACTCACCCTCAGCCTCGAGACCGTCGAGTACGAGTGTCAACTTTCGAACGCTCGAATCGAGACCGCGAACTCCGAAACGCAAATCAAAACGTTTTGTGGGAACTACACCTCAAACGACGAGACCTACACCCTCGTTCTTGAGGGGTACCAGGACTGGGGTTCCGTCGGTTCGCTTTGCGACCTGCTCTGGACCTCGGCAGAAGACGTCACGACCCTTACCGCCGTTATGACCATCGGAGGCGTCGACTTCACCTGTGAAGCCTCAGGCCGTAAGCCCCCAGCGGGCGGGGCAGCAGGCGACCCCCTGAACTTCACGATCTCCCTGCCCATCCAGGGCGCGATTACGAAGGTCTGACCGTTGTGGGGGTTTCCGGTATCCAAATAACGGGAGGCCGGGAACTCCGACGCGCACTCAGAAAAGCAGAAGGCCACCTCGACGACCTCAAGCAAGCACACCTCAAGGTCGCTCGAATAGTTGCCAGCGCCGCTAAAGCCGCCGCACCGGTTCGATCAGGAAAACTCGCCGAAAGTGTCCGACCTAACGCAGCTCAAAGATACGCCCGCGTGTCGATCGGAAATAACCGGACCACGAAAAAAGGAATCCCCTACGCCGGCCCCATCCACTGGGGCTGGCCTACAGGATCTCCGAAACTTCCCAAAAAAATGCGGCAAATAAAAGGGCGGGAATGGTTCATCGAACCGAACCCTTTCGTCATAGACGCCGCCCTAGCCACCGAACCCCAGTGGACACGCGTGTACCTCGGAGCAATCGACGAAATCGTCTACAAAATCGGTCAGAGCGCCAACGGAAACGGCCCCTAAATCATGGCAAAGCCAGCAACCCTAAAAATCGACGTAGTCGCCGACACCCGTAAGGCTCAAAATAACCTTTCTGAACTCTCGTCGAAGGTCGCCGGGTTTACCGCCGGGGTTACTGCATCGCTTACAACTTTCGCCCTCGATAAAATCGTCGACCTAGCCTCCGCCGGGGCGAGTGCCATTACCGACGGAATAGACAAGGCCGCGAACCTTTCCGCCAGCCTCCAGACACTCCAGCGCAACTACGGAGACGCCGCCGGACAGGTGACGAAATGGTCGGAAGACGCTGCGCGTGGTCTCGGCCTTTCTCAGGTCGCCGCCGTCCAGGCCGCCAACCGTTTCGCCACCTACGCCCGCCTCCTCGGCTACTCAGGACAACAGGCCGCCGACTTCTCTCAGGACACAATCAGACTCGCCGCCGACCTTGCCGCCTTCAATGACCTCCCCGTCGAAGACGCCGTCAACGCCATAGGGTCCGCCTTTCGAGGCGAACGAGATCCCCTCGAGCGTTTCGGAATCGTCCTCAACGATGCCCAAGTAAAGGCCGCCCTATTCAACAAAACAGGCGAAATAGTCAATGGCACTCTCACCACACAACAAAACATCATCGGCACTCTCGCCGCGGTAACCGAACAGGGCGCCACCGCCACCGGAGCTTTCGCCGGGGAATCAGAGCAACTCGGAAACAAACAACAAGTGCTCTCCGCCCAGTTCGACAACGTCAAAACAAAAATCGGAGGAGTCCTACTCCCCGCCCTTTCCGAGGTCACCGGTTTCCTCGCCGACGAGGTCCTCCCCGGCGTCGACGATGTAGTGAACGCTTTCAAAAAGGGAGGCCTATCGGGAGCGTTCGAAGAGGTCTCCGAAAAATGGGGTCGAGCGTGGCCGAAACTCAAAACAACACTCGACGGAATCTACAACTCGACGACCGGCTGGATCGACGACCACATCCCCTCATGGCAATCATGGCTCGACGCGTTCTCCAATCTGACCGGAGAGCTCTTCACCTGGGCCGGCGAGGAAATCCCGAAACTGGGAACGAAAGTCTCTGACTTTCTCAAAAAGAACGTCCCAAAAGTCGGCCCGTGGGTCGTCGCTTTCGCCTCGTTCGTCGATAAGGCCTTCAACGGAGACCCCGAAACTGGCGAAAAAGGAATCTACGCAAGAATCGACGACGGCATCAAAAATATGTCGACCTACCTCGACGGCCACTCCGCCGAAATCACCGAAATAGGCGCGAAAATCGCGACCTACCTCCTGATAGGAATGGCAACTTTCGGTATCCTCGCCTACACCTCAGTCAAACAGGCGCTATTCAATCTCCAGAAAGCGATGCTCGAAGCGATACCCGACCTCGCTCGGGCCTCGCTGAACCTCGCCACTGGCATCGCCGAGGGGATCTCTAACTACCTTCGAAACTCTTTCGGGCCGGTTATCGGAAACCTCCTCAAAACACTCGTGACGGCAGCACTCAACGCCGCGTTCCCAGGACTCGGAACCGCCTTCGCCTTCATCACAAGAGACGCCCCCGAAAGTTCGGCACCAGCCGCCTCCGGTCGTTCCGCGTTCAACGGCCAAGACTACTTCGGGGGGTCCATTCCCAACTCGATCGAGATAAACGTGAACGCCGGTTTCGGTACTAACGGAAATGACGTCGGAGCCGCCATCGCCGCCGAACTACGCGACTACTACCAGCGAAACGGCGTCCCCTACTAATGAGCACCCTCCGCCGGCCTGCCCTCTCAGTGCAACTAGCGATAGCCGACTCGGACGGATGGACCCTCAACGGGGGCACCCTGTCCCGCCTCACGGCCGGAAACCTCCTCGAGGGCACTTTGTCCCAGTGGGAGGACATACGTTGCGAAACGACTTCGGCTACCTGGCGTCGAGGTTCGGTTTCCTCTATCGACTTCTATGAGGTAAATCCCGGCTACTCGACTGTCACAGTCTGGGACCCTGACCGCAACCTCGACCCCGGAAACACTCTCGGCCCCTACTACGCCCGCCTTCGGGCTGGAATCCCCTTTCGACTGTCATGGACTAACGCCACCGAACCGAACCCGGACTTTATGGAGCCACTATTCACCGGCTACCTGTGGGGCCTGTCTTGGGATAGCAAATACGCGACCATTACCGCCGTCGACGAACTCACCAAAATTGCCCAAGTAGAGCTCGCTGCCTCAACGCTTACCGGTTCGGGCGATACCGGAATCCAAAGAATCCAAAGAATCCTCACCCAAGCGAACTCGACCTCAAACCTCCGCCGCCGTACTTCCATCACTGGCCGTGCAATGGCCGCCACGACACTCGCCGGAAATGCTCTTGCACAAATCAAAGCGGCCGTTACTTCCGAGTGGGGTCTTCTCACCGTCGGCCCCGACGGGACCTTGCTATACGGCCCGGAATGGTGGACAAAGGCTAGAGGTTCCGACCTCGGCAACCTCAACCAGTGGCCCGAAACCTTCACAAACGCAACCAGTCCCGGCCTGTCCTATGCGTCGGTTCGAAACTACGTCGAAGGCTCCTCCACATCAGGAGCTCTTACCCCAGTCGAGGCGGCCGACCAATCCTCGATCGACCTTTACGGCCTCAACCGTTGGACCTTCGACACCACCCTCAGAGATCAAGCGAACCTCACTTGGTGGACTGGCGTTGCCCTCAATCTCTACAAAGCGAACCCGGCCGGATGGCCTCAAACCATCGGCATAAATGGCAGTTACGACAACGGGACAAACCCTTACGGAGACGTCTACGGGACAATCAACTACGGGTCACGAGAAACCATCGGCCTCGCCTGGACCGTCACAGTCGCCGACCTCGACGCCTCGATCCAAGTCTGTGGCCGTACTGACAACTACACCCCGGAGACCGGCTGGGAAACGATCTTCTCCACCTTCGCTAACCCCTACACCTACACGACCGACTACTTCACCCTCAACTCAGACCCCCTCGACCGCCTGGATTATTCAGCAGTCCTCAAATAAGGAGCAACACACTATGACCGGTTGGAAAACATGGGCCGCCCTCGAAGAGGTCACCGCCGCCAACATGAACTCATACGTTCGCGACCAAACCATCCAAGTATTCGCGAATGTTGCGGCAAGAACCGCGGCGATGTCTTCGCCGTCGCGTGGCCTTGTCTCACTACTCACCGACACCGGAGAACTGGAAACCTATTACGGCGCTACTACCGGCTGGGATCGACCGTGGGCACTTCCTCGAGGAATCCAGGCCTACAACTCCACCGTCGCCGGAACTTCCGCCGTATCGACTGAAACTGTCTGCCTTACCTCGTCCTCATTCACCGGGGTTGTGAACAGGTTCTACAAAGCAACCTTTACCGGAACCTGTCTCAACTCAACCATCGACGCCCTCTTAGGCGTACAAATAAGAAAAAACAGCGTCGCTGGTACCAGCTACGGTTTGTACAGGTTCCCCGGCGTCGGATCAAACACACAAAACCCGGTCTCAATGTCATTCTATTTCACAGGAACCGCCGGATCACAGACAGTGTGCGCGACCCTCGCCCGAATCG